CTCTTTCTCAGTGCGCCCAACCAAAATGGATGAAATACGCTCCGGCAGTGCCAAAAATGCGTTTTTTACTTCACGCGCGGCGGCGTCGGCTTCCTTTTTGACGCTGGCAACTTCGACAAGTTCGTTTTCTTTTTCGCGTAGAACCAGCTCTGCGAGTTCAGCATTCGCCGCTTCACGTTTTGCGCGCGCCGCATTATATTTCGCATAATCCTCGACTCCCTCGGCCTCGACCGCTGCTGTTTTGCGTCCTTGTTTCATTTGGTTATATAGACCTCATTTTTAATGCCTTTTAAATCTATTCACTATTAAAAAATCGCAGTTCGAACTACCCGCACACGGCATCGAGCCAGAAGGACCCGCGCCAAATGCCCTACAAAGCACGATATATCTTGGCAATTGTAGACCTACTGACGCCGCAAACCCGCGCACAGTGCTCTTGAGAGCGGCGCTGGCGCTTGTACTGTGCGACCTTTGCGATCAATTCCAAACGTGTTGCAAACTTGCCAGTCGACAGGGGTTTGTTGCCGTTTGATTGTGTTTGCTGCAAATCCATTAGCGCGCAGTCTTCATCGCTTTGCGTAGGTTTCGCGTCATGTTCCTCGGGAAGTTTTGTCTAGCCGTTTTAGTTATGACCTCATAAAACTGGAAACGCTTTTTATATTGCGGCTTTTTGCCCTCGACCATAAACGGCGTGGCAGTGTTGCCGTTGCGCTGCATGATGATCGTCCTTTGCTTGTTGGTATTGATCGCAAAGTATTTTTTCTTGCGCCGCTTGGTGTTTTGCCCGGCGTCTGTATTGCGTCCGATATCCGAAATCGCTTTGACGATCTGAGCATTGTGAAGGTTTCCGTATCGATTGCGCGGCGCATCTCTGCCGGCATAGAGATATCGCCCAGAGCCAACAAACAAGCGCTCGGCTTTCTTCTGTCGTCGAGTGCCTCCCAAAATGTGCGGCTTCATAATGTCCCGACGCGCTTGGCCTTTATCGCCAAAATCTTCGAGATCCACCCTAGCCATCATCTGATCGATGTTTTTATTTTTGACAGCCTTTTGAACGGTTATGCCTTTGGGTATGTAGCCGACAATTGGTCGCTCGAAGGTTTCTCGCATGTGCTTTTTAGCGGCTCTCATCGCCTGAAAAGCTGTATCGTTCAGCGCTTCCTGATAGGCAAAAGGCAATTGCTTGTGCTGTACTTTCTTGAGCTGCCTTTTGAATTCGTGGATGTTAGTTCCGACTTGAATTTGCATCGATCACTGTCTCCTCGCCTGTTATGGTGTTTAGCTTGCGACCGCGTTTCATGCGGTCCGATGAGCGCTCGCTGCGTGGATCTTGCCCAATCGCAAACGAGAGCCACCAGTGCGCTTTCTCGAGGTTCTCATCCGGGTCGCCTTTCTTTGTCCATCTCCAAAGCATCTCAAACGCTTGGACCACGCAAGCGGTTTTGACCGCATCGTCGCCAAATTGCTGCACCATCGCGTCGATGCACTCGATATCGCCGGCATAATGAGCTGGCGCGTGTACGTTTTCAGAACGGGATATCGTCATCTTTAAAATCCACCTCTTCCCAATTGGTTATTCGTGTGCCGGTAAACTGCGCCTTTATGGCGATAATGTTCACCGGGATCATTTTTACTAGCTCATCAAGGGTGAACGTGACTACACCCTCATTCTCAGCCAGATCAACGTGCTCTTTCTCTTTCACAATATGAATCGGGGTATGACGAGGCCCAGCCTTGGCCGTCCAGATTGTCGGCGGGGTAGGGCTGAAGCCTAGCCTCTCAGCTTCCCGCTCGAGCGCATCAAATCCGGCAGTAATAGATTTCGCGTGAACTCGCACAGATGGCAAATGATTCGCCTTGACCGCCTTTTCATAACGCTCGACCTGAGCATCCCATTTGAAGCGCGTCTCTGGGCTGACCTTGAGGCGCAGATAATCTTTTCCCCACTTCCGATCCGTTGCTTCGCGCAACGCGTCAATTCCACTTGTGATGCTTTCTAGTTCGATATTTTTTTGCATTGTTTAACCCCAGTCATCAGTAGTCATCATTACCCCCACCCTATAGGGTGGTGGGTAAGGTGATGACTCATGATTTGTTGACCGTGTAGGTGATGACTCGATGATGACTATTTCCTCTTTTTTTATTAATATCAATTACTTGCGTGAGTCATCACTTTGATGACTCGGGTGATGACTCTGATGACTGAGTCATCATTTGGGGTGATGACTATATCCTCGAGTCATCACCCCTTAGTGATGACTATGTCTGTATGGATATACAGTTAAATGTCGTCATGCTCACCGCCAAACGGCGCAACAATCTTGCGCATTTTGTCCGTCATATCTTCCATTTCGTAGATCAACCGCCGCGAGTCATCCCATAACTCGGTCACTTGCCCCCGCAGCTTGGTCAACTCTTCGATCAGCTCATCAATATCGCTTTCATGTAGTTCAATCGTCAGTTTTGCCATTACCAAAAATCCGAATAATGCTGTTTAAACCAAAGCACTGGATCAGGCTCAACCTCTTCGGCAAACGCCAAATCCTCGGCCATTTGCTCGGCCAGTGCCTCCATCAAGTCTCGCGCTTGCTCGAGCACCTCAAATTCTTTGTCGCTGAGGTCCAAAATGCCTCGGATATGCGCCTCTTTAAGCGAGTTGCCTTGCTGCTCGATCTCATAGATCAACAAATCCTGCCGCAGCCAGTGCTCATTCATTCGAGCACCCAATGCTCATCGTTATGCTTGCCAACTACCTCTCGCTCGACCAATCGACTTACCGATCGCGCAAATGCCGTGTACCAACTTTTCTTGCCGGTATCCATCAGATTGCGCGCTTCCTCGCGCCAATCATCGAGACTGACCACCATAGCCATGCCATTTACTCGGTTAGACACCGGCGCTTTGCCGACTCTAAAGACGGCACTGCGCAGCGCTTTCAACGTCAACCGCTCGTTGGTCGTCAATTGGAATTTCTGCTTTTCTTCCGCAATGATGGTCGCCAGCTCAAGCGCTATCGAAGTTTGGCCAAGCAAGCCGTCGCCAACCTGTACTTGCACCATATCCAGCGCAATCGGCTCGGCGATCTCGATGTCTTTTTGCTTTTCGAAGGTCAGCTTGATCTGGTTGTCATCGACCCGCTTGCAGCTCATCGAGGTGTTGACCGCGCCAAGCAAACTCGAGCTGCCGCGCATACCGCGCCCGACATCTTTGCCGGAGTGATGGATTCCCAACACGCTGGCGTTGTGATCGCTCTGCAATTTGCCGCACGCGCCGATAAATTTACCCATATCCGTCGCGCTGTTTTCTTCAGCGCCGGCAAGCGCTCGCGCCACGGTATCGATCACGATTAAGTCAAATTCGCCCATTTCGGCGATGGTATTGCCCAATCGAAACATACTCGCAGGGTCAATCATTTCAACGGTTTGCGGCAATATGTAAAAGTTATCTATCGGCTCGTAGCCGTTGTGCTGGTGCCACGCCTTAACCCGCGCCGGGAGGCCAGAAACGCCCTCGCCGGCGATGTATAGAACTCGACCTGGAGTCGTGGTGCGATCATTCCAATCGCGCCCGGCAGCGACGTGCAAGGCAAAATCCAACGCCAAAAACGTCTTGCCTTCGCCCGGCGGCGCATACAGTACCGTCAGCTCGCGCTCTGCAATGACGCCATCGATCAACCACTTTGCCGGCGGCATAGCGTACAAATCCGCGATTGAGAGCACCTCATAACTGAGTGGGATGCCCGAATCCTCGTCAGATTCAAAATCAAGCTCTATTTCGACAGTGTTTTCGTCGACATATTCGGCTCGTTCCATTAATTCGACGTAATCGTGCGTCTTTAGGAAGTCAGCAGCGTCGTACTTATCGCCAAATTCCCGGAAATGAATCAACTGTATGCTATCGGTAAACGGGCGCAGCGACTCGATAACCTTGCGCGCGTGCGCTCGACCTTTCGCATCGTTATCTTCAAACACATAGCAAGTGCGATCGCGCAATCTCATCGAATGAATTTCGCCCCACTGACCGCCGCCGCCGCTGTTCGTGGTAGCCAGCACACCCATCTCTGCGATCAATGCCTCGCAGCACTTTTCGCCCTCGAGGATGTGAACTGCCTCATCCGGCCTCGAGGCGATTTCATGCAAACGATAGGGCAGGGGATCGATGCCTTTGCCTTTAATACCCGGTTTGCCGGCGGCATCAAACTGCTTGAATCGCTTGTTACCGCGCGCACTTTCCTCGCGTGCAACCTGATAGCGGATGACGCCATCTTCATCGGTGTAAAAGTAGCGCGCTACTTCCTTAAATGACTCTGGCCTTGGCGGTACTGGCTGCAATCGACACCCATGCTCGTCAAGCTGTTCGTGAATCGGTCGACCATCGCCGTGGAGTTGCAGTAGGCTGATCGCGTTGCCGCCTTTCTCCAGCTCATAATCGTAAAACTGCCCGTTATCGATCGTCAGGCGCTTCGATCCGTGGGTGCCCCAGCGGTACTCGTTGCCGTTTACTTGGCTCGGATCGCCGAACAACGCGAGGCATATTTTCAGCATCGCGTCGCCAGAAATATCGTGCTCTCGCTCGCTCATCATGAAGAAACCCCACGCCGGCGGGTAAGGGGCGAGGGGTTAGGTATGACCCCGCCAGCGTGAGGGGTAGCCTTTACCATGATGCGGCAGCGCCGGCAGACTCCAGATCATCATCGCGCAGCAGCTCGGTAGGGCGATCAACCCAGCCGACAATCGACCATTTTGGAATTGACGTGTTGCCTTTGCCGACTTGCTTGGGTTCTGCACCTTCCCACTTTAATTCAGCCAGCTTGTTGCCTTCTCGAGCTGCCGACATTGCGTCATATAACTCATCAAAGCCCATGAGCGCGCCGGTTTGTGTGCTTTCCCAGATTTTTCGCTCGCCATCAAGTGAAAACTCGACGGTAAAAGCCATTTTGAAATCTTTGCCGGGGGAGGGGATGCGCTGCCCTAATGTTTCGGCCCAAACTTTTTCAGGACCGCCGCCGCCTTCAGGCCAGAAAATCCAGCCGGTTTTCACTGAATCCATGTCGCAGATGATTTTGACGCCAGCCATATCAAACTCGACATCCTTTTCGCCCCACAACCGCGCTTGCGCTTTATATTTTATATATAAGCTGCCACCACCACTTTCATCACCCGCTAAACCTAAAATCGACATATATTTTCCTTATATTTTTCGTTTATTTAATAAGGCTCGACGTTACGCACAACGTAACACCACGTTTCAAAGCTGGTTGTACAAACCTGATCGTTTGTCTCTCCGAGACCTTTATTCAGTATGTGCAGGGGAAAAACGCAACGGATTGGCCGTCGATCAAACTTGTAAATCAACACGGGATTGTTGCCGCGCGCCGCATTGCAAGTCTGCGTCCACCACTCTGGTCGGTGCAGAAAGCTGCTGTTATCGGCGTACCGCTTGCATTCGATTGTCCAGCCATCCAGTCCAATGAGGTCGCCGTGTAGCGATTCTCGATATTGATCGAGGTCTCGCCGCACAGTGATGCCCAAATGCTCATAGATTAGATTGGCGATCTCTCGCTCGAATCCTGCGCCCTTGGCGCGACTGTCAACCATAGCTTTTGGCCAATGTGTTGATTTTTGTGTGATCGGCGTACAAACACCGAAACACCCCTACGCTTGGCAAACGGTATTTGTTCGGGTATGGTGGGTCAAGGGTGTAATTATGTAGTTTGGTGTTTATACCTTGATATAACGCAACTTTTTTCATAAAAAGAAAAATTAAGCAGGGGGCTAAAGTGAAGGCGATCGTATATTACCGCGATCGGACAGGCGGCAAGGGCTTGCAATATCAGCAAGAATTGGCGGCTGAATGGTGTGAAACGCGGGGATACAAAATAGCGGGACAGGTTATAGAAAGCGAAAAAGGGCGCAAAAGAAGCAAGCGCCCGGAACTCGAGCGCGCGCTGCGATTGGCACAACTGGCCAAAGCAATTTTGCTCATTCCGACATTTGGTCAAATGAGCCGAAATGCCGACGTGATTGGCAAGATGATAAAACACGGGATCGAGGTCTGCACGCCGGATGTAGCCAGCTTGAACGAACCGGGCAAGACGCGCGAGGTGCTGAAGGTGATGGCCAGCGTTGCGGAGTTTGAAGTGACTGAAACCAAGGCGCGCGCTCAAAAGGCGTATGACAAGATCCAGAGCGAAATTAAGCGCACAGGCAAACACATCACCAAAAAAGGCAAGGTAATTACTACGCTCGGGAATATCAAAACGACCAAATTGGCAGCGGCAGAAGCAACAAAGGCAAGGGCTGCGCAAAAACAAGATTATATTGTTGAAATTTTGCCGGTGATGCAGGGGCTTTATGACCGTGGCTGTCGCAGCTCCGGCGATTTCGCCAAAAGTTTAACGGCGAAAAGGATTGTCAGTCCTCGAGGGCGCACGCTGTGGACCGCCAGCATGGCGCGCAACATAATGGACAATTGCGGCATCAAACCGCGCTTGAGTGTTAGAAACGAATTGGCGCAGTCTGAGATTATATCCGAAGATGTAGTTGACTTGATCTCTCAAGATGGGATAAAAACAGCACAAGATATAGTTGCAGCGCATCCCGAAATGGGAATTTCTATGATTTCGCGCAAATTTGGCTTGCCGTATGGGCAGATTGCAAAAGCAAAGGATGAGTATGCCAAGAGCAACGACTGAATTTCAATATCCGGGCAAAAGCGTGCGCATTAGCGTACCACTGGCTTCTGATGAGCACATTGCGACGGCAGCGACTGAGCTGCGCGCATTGGCAGACAAATTAGATTTGATTCATAACCATAACGGGAGAGTCAGCGAGCGCGTAAGGGCAGCGCAATGGGAAGTGCAAAGTACAGCGATCAAGCTCCGAGAAGGGGTACGAACGCTCAAACATTATAAAACAATCCGATAAGGACGAGGGTAAGATATGAACGTAAAAAGCATGAAAACGCCCAATTTAACTAGCTTTCGCCGATATGAGATTCGGTATAATAAATATTGCGGTAACACCGCAGGACGTGTCTATTGTGATCCAATCATTTCGGAGGGGAAACAAACACCGCAGATAACGGAATTTGTAAAGACAATCGGCGAGATTGCAGTGGTGACACTGTGCAGCGCGTCGATGGTTTTTTCATTCTACATGATATATGCACTGAAAACAGGGGCACTATCATGGTAGGAAAAGTAACCCCAAACCACATGGCTTCGGCCAGCATTATCGCGGCCATCCTCGGTCAAGATAAATACAAAACTCCCAACGATTGCCTGCGATCGTGCATCAACGCGAGCAATGGCATAGCGCCTCCCGATTATGTGCAGAGCAAGCAAGCCGCGTTTGGCGACCGTATTGAGGGCTTTTTAGCGCAAGCTGCGTGCGAAACCATCGGCGGCAGCAAGCTGAAGCTTGATTATGACGAGCCATTTTTTCACAAACTGTTAGCGCTTGCGTGCTCGCTTGATGCCACTTGCTTTGCTGACACCGTTGTCGAGCACAATCCTGAGAAGGGTATTTATGTGTTCACGCCCAGCAAAAAAATCACGCTGCGGGGCACTGGCATTATCGAGTGCAAAAATACCAGCGTTAAGCCGGGCGACGGTCCTGCACCGTATCGCGGTCCGCTTCAGCTTCAGGCGCAAATGATGTGTACCTCGCTCAAGTGGGGCGTGGTGGCGACTTTGTACGGCGGTTTTGATTTGAGGTTGTATTTTTACGATAACGCCCCCTCGGTGCAGACAATAATTGCAAACCGGGTGCGCGACTTCGACCGCCGCATTACCGAGCAAGATTTCTATGCGCCTGAATCAAGCGACGACGCAAACACGATCTGGCCTGAGCCGCTAGAGTTCGACGCCAAACCGCTGGCAGATTTTGATGAGGATATCGACGATATCTGTGAAGAAATCGCTGACGCCAAGCGCGTAAAAAAGGCGATGGACGCGAAAATTGATGCTTGTCAAAACTTGCTCA